AGAAGAATGGCAACTGTGTACGTAATGCAGAGTCGTAAATGTAGATATTTACTTGTGCGGTGTATTGTGCAATAAAGTCGGATGCAGCACCACCAGTTTCGATACCTTCAACTACGTTAGTAGCTTCAGACAAGTCTGGTGCACCGTGGTTATAAATCAAGTTCTGCCATTCGTAAAAGATTTCTTGTGTTGCTAAATCCTGGAATTCATCGAACTTAATAGAAACGTCACCGTCAGTCTTAGTTCTGCCAGGATAGTTACGCAAAGAACCCATATAATGAGTGTTAATCTTACCGATTGTTTTCTTTGGCAAGCTAATAGAACGTGCTCTAAGCATCAAGGTTTCACCAATAGGGCCACCACCGTATTGGTTTCTCTTTTCAATAGCTTCAACGACTCTAGAAAGTGCTGTGTTGGCGTTGAACTGAAAATTCACCTGGAACAAGAAGTTCTTTAGCAAGTCAGGATAATTTAAAATCTTGCTAGTATAAAGGTTTAGCGGATTGTCAGGATTGTTAACTGCCATATATAAACTCCATATATTTATTATATTTATGCTAGAATCGAATTGTCATAGTTCCTGTTAACGTTGTTGCTCCAGCAACGCCTGTGTAAGGCACTTCGTTAATACATGTTTTCAAACATTCTTCTACACCATCAGATAAGATCTCCATAGCATCTTCATGTGTAGAAGGTGCTAAACCGAACATTTTTGCCTTAAATGCAATTGCTTGTGCTGTAAATTCTGCTAATAATGGTGCTGGGCATGGTGTTAAAAAGCCTCCAGCTTTACAATCCACCTGCCACATTGTCATCGTAAGTGTGTAGCTGAATAAACTGAATAAACCCACAAACGGTTCTGGAGTAGTTTGCAACTTAATCTTGATATACGTTTCGGGAGGAATGTTTAACTCAGTTGCTTGGTTAAATCCTCCAATTGGGCCCGTGACGGGTACAGCTGTTGGACCTGTCACAGCAGTACCTTTAAATAAGAATTTAGCAATAGAAAAATATGCTTTGAATTGACGCCAAAATTCTGTTAATGCTAGATGACACGCAGTAACTGCTAAATCTGGAGTATTAGCAGATTTGCTGTATTTTGAGAATATTTCTCCATATCTTGGAAATTCACTAGACATATACATTCACATTTGGTAGTGCAATTGGGTCGCAATGAGGTGCACCAGTATACAAACAGTTTGAGAAATTGTTTACTTTACGTTTTGTTGGACTTGGAATTTTATTACCCGAGCCATCATCAATATCTTGTGCATTTTTGCCGATATTGATGTCGCCAAATTTAGAATCTATGTTGATAGTTCCCTTTATAGACTCGATGTCAATATTGCCAAATTTTGACATTAATTTGTAATTACCAGCTAAGTTGATGGTAGCACCCGGCGGAGTAGCTTTCACAGAAGCACCAGGTTTAGTCAAAGGAATTGAAGTTTCAATTGTGATAGCGCCATTTGGTGCAATAACTATCTTAGTACCACTTCTATGTGATACAGTCATTTCGCCGTTTGAACGATTAAGTGTTACGCGTTCACCTTCATCAGTGTGCATCATGACCATCACGTTAGGATAGTCAAAGAGTTCATCAGGATGTTCTAGCATCTGTGAAGTGGCATAATTGTCTATGCTTGGCGCAATTGCAGTATAAATTGGCTTCTGATCATCACCTTGATCGAAGTAGCCTCTTACAACAGTGTTAACTTCAGGAACGATTAAGGTACCCTGTGTAGAACCCAAATACGTAGCTTCAGGCAACGCCCAAGGAATAGCATCATCAGAAATTCCATCGTAATAACCGAGAATACGAATTTTAACACGACCCATGTACAATGGGTCAGCATTGTCAATTACTTTGCCAGTCCAGTGATCGTCGAACTTTTGTTCATCATCACGTCCAAGAATTTGTTGAACGCTCACTTCATCATTTACAAATGTGTCACGAATATTTTTATTTGCCATACAACTTACGTAGTTAAAGAAGGTTTCTTATATGTACCGTCAGCAATTAGTGTAAGCACACACATTGCAGGCTCATTATTATATATGTTGTACTTGATTTGTGCTACAATGTAATCGCCAGAATAGTTTTCACTGACTTCATCATCTGACATGCTACAATCAAGCGTTACTTTCTGTCCAATGTATGGCAATGCATTCGACTTCAATACTTCTTCACTTTGCTGATTGACACTGAAAACGATGTCAATTGCTGTACTAAAGAACGATGCAATAACTGCTTTATTATGTGCAGGTGCTACGTCATAATAAGCATGTGTAGTATTTGGGAAGTGAATACCACAATCTGAAATTTTGTTCGTGTAATTGTACAATGTGTCAATCTTTGAGCCATTACTTGCCATACTGACTTCAGGATTGTCAAATTCACGCTTTAACATGCCAAAAATTATCTTTTGTTTTGTTAAGCCTTTTGAAATTACAGTGTCAGCTATTTCAAAATCATACATTTCATCAACGTTTAGAATGCCCATTGGATCGTAAGTGTATTCGACTTGCTTATATGCATCATTGACGATAGTAGTAATACCACCGCAGCCTTTGACAGTAGCATTAGCGAAACGGAAACAGTTAGCGTGTTCACCTTTAAGCTTTGCAGGAATATAAGTTGCTTCTGGTGATTTCAATTTCAAAGTATTGCAAGAAGTAATAGTAGCGTGTTTTGTAAATGCTGCTTCAATTTCATCAGTATTTGATTTGTCATTGAATGATTTGTCATTTACGAACGAAGTATATGCTAATAATGCATCTTCTTCAGATACCCAGGAATGATTTAAGAACTTATTGACTGCTTGATAAACTTTATTTCTCGTGTTTATCCAAATCATCGAATCAGTTGTAGTAATATCTGCTGTTGCGTCAAGACCACCAGCATTCAACTGTGCTTTGATAGCATTAACACTTGATTCTGTTGCTACACTATCTGTAACTGGCACTTCTGATTTTGGCGGATAAGGATACACTCCACCCAAAATACCAAGAGCATCATATACACAAGTAACGTGATATACAGTAGTAGCATTTGAGTTAGAGTGCGTGTTAATGATTGAAACAATTTTCATTCTCATTGAAGAGTATGTAGTAATCTTTGTTTCTTCATTGAACATTCTCATTGGAGCAAATTGCACATATAAAGTCTGTCCAACATACATATCACCACTATTGAATAGTGAGCCAGCATCAACCATGTCAAAACACATTGCTGGCAATAGTGAGAAAATATCTTCTTCAATTTGAAAGTTCTTAATGTTCGTATTTGCTAATTCGAGTCCATCAATACTACCAAGCACTATTTGATAATCGTTTGTTTTATTACAAACGGTATTGCTAGCTACGCCTCTTTGAAGAAGACTTGTTGAAGTAGTTGCACCCATATTACTTTAATGTTACTGTCATCCCACGTTTGCCAATTTGCCAACCATCAATTGTGAAGTATTCAAGAATACTTGCTGCTTGATAAACATTCGATGGAGCAGTAAAGCACATAAATTGATTGTTATTTACTGCAAGTAAGTAATCTGTTTGTTCCATGCAAAGATAGTCATACAGATGCATAGCAGCAATTGTAGTTAACAAATTGTGATTGTTTCTATTTTTGTAATTTGACATTGCACTTTCGACAACTGGTCTGTGTGATACAGTTGTGTTTCTGAAAGCGTCTAAAATGTAGTAAAGTTCTCTATCACTATGTGAAGCAAAGCGTTCGAGTTCTTTGCAAGCACCAACATCGAGTCTTCCTGGAGGAGATAACTTGAAGTTTCTAAATACTGCACTTAGAATTGCTTGATTAAGTTGTCTGTATTTGTCAGAATATCCGTTACAAAGTGCACTTGAAATACCCTTAACTTCTGCTTTCTTCTTAGTTTGTAAATCAATTAAGTCACCGTGATCTTTCGCAAATCCGATGTTGTCAAACAATGATACAAATACAAATTCGCCTTTACCAATTGCAGGTTGCGCAGTCGTTACTTTTAAAGCAGCTTTAATGTAATCTTGCTTTAAGCAATCATCTAAATCTGCTTTTGTCAACAAATTATTCCAAGAAATAGGGCCAACATTGCCGAATTTGAATTTAGACTCTTTTAAACGAGCTAGTAATTTGTCAGCGGGACACAATGCATACTGCTTGAAGAGACGCGCAGCCTCTTCAGCAACTTGTGGATGCTTTCCTAATTTCTCACTAGTCCAAAATTCATTCATTTGCACAACCTATAATGTGGTCTTCTGTTACTATCATATTTATTGGTAGTATTTCTTGCAATTGTTTTGCTAATATCGCTTTAACCGGTAGAAGATCTTTATCAGTAACATTTGTTACTAATATCGTCATATCTGCAGTTTCAGTGTCATCTGAAACACCAACTAATTTGTAATCTACTATATTTTCTGTAAATGAATAAGTA